GGCAATCCTAATATCATGCACCCGAATAAATTCGTGGTGAGCTTCACTGCATTGCCAACCGTGGAGTATTGGTGTCAAAGTGTCAATGTACCGGGGCTCTCACTGGGAGAAGTGCCACAACATAATCCCTTCCTTGATATCTATTCTCCTGGCGAAAAACTTTTGATAAATCCATTCTCCATGACGTTCATTGTGGACGAGGACTTGACAGGTTGGATGGAAGTATATACGTGGATGCGTGGGATGACTTTCCCAAAGGAATTCAAGGAATACCGCGACCTTGATAAGCGCCCGGGTGTCTTGCAAGCCCCCATGAAACAATTCTCTGATGCCACCCTGGTGGTTCTGGACTCCAAGCAGAATCCTAAGATTCGTGTCAAGTTCCAAGATTGTTTCCCCACCAGTCTGACCGATTTGCTCCTCAGTAGCACCGCCTCACCAGAGGAACCAGTAACCGCAGATGCCGTATTCAGATTCCTCTTATACGAAATCGAAATTTTGTAATTGACTTCACCTTCTGATTGTGTTATAATGGTTCATTATGATACTTGACACAACCGCTCCATCGACCGCACAAGTGACTGCTCTTTTAGAAGAGTGGAAAAAGGACTGCAAACTCGACAAGCTGGAACTCTCCTCTGAACTGAGGAAAATTCCCTCATATCATAGTAAGTATATGCAAATTCTCTCCACCCATCGTCAAGCCTTCAAAGAAGGCGAACGTCGATTGAGCAAGCTGAGAAGAATCAAATACGAATACTATACCGGGCGACTCGACCAGGCAGCACTCAAGCAGTATAATTGGCAGTCCTTCCCCTTCACCCTCAAAGGGGACCTCAGCACCTATATGGACTCCGACAAAGACTTACTCAACGCACGAGCGGTCCTGGCCATTCATGAAGAAGTGGTTACGGTGTGTGAAGCTATCATCAAAGAACTCAATAATAGGACGTGGCAGTTGAAAGAAATTTGTGGATGGGAAAAATTCATTAGTGGGTCACATTAGGAGGTCGTTTTATGTGGACGTATAATGCTAAAATGCTGCGAGTGATTGACGGAGATACTATTGAGGCGGATATCGACTTAGGATTCGACATGCACTACATCGCCAAGGTTCGTCTTGCAGGGATCAATGCCCCTGAGATGAAAACTCCACAGGGTGCACCAGCCAAGGCACGGCTGACAGAGATGCTGACCGATTATCCTAATTTGATCATCACTACAAAACTCAATAAGGAATTTGAGAAGTATGGCAGGGTGCTTGGTGAGATCACCACCAATGGGTGGAACGTCAACCAACAGATGATTACTGAGGGATTTGCGATTCCTATGAAGGGATAGTTCCTACTATATCATGGCAGACCTTTTTGTAAGCAAGAAAAATGAATCATTTATCCAAGTCTCCTGTACTGATGCTATTGGCCAGGAGCTATCAGAGTATTTCGCTTTTTTCGTTCCGGGTCATAAGTTCCAGCCTATGTTCAAGAGCGGAATGTGGGATGGTCGGATACGCCTGTTTGATCGTCGCTATTCCTCTCTACCTTTTGGCTTGTGCGGCCATCTCCAAAAATTTGCTGTGGACCGTCAATATTCTATTCTGTTCGATGATGCCGTTCTCCTAACCACCAACTTCTCCATCGCGGAGGCACAAGCCTTTGCCGATTCTTTGAATTTGCCAGTCGCCCCACATGATTATCAGATCGAAGCCTTCACGAAAGCCATTCGCAATCGTCGTATTCTGATTGTCAGTCCTACCGCGTCAGGGAAGTCCTTGATTATGTACCTGATCGTGCGGCAGCTTCACATGAACCACCTTAAAGGCATCATCATTGTGGGCACAACCTCACTGGTGGAACAACTCTATGGGGATTTTCGAGACTATGGGTGGAACGTAGAGAAATTTGTCCATCGTATGTATGCGGGAAAAGAGAAGAAAGCCGATCATTTTCTCACGATCTCCACCTGGCAGAGTCTTATCAAGCAAGACCCAGACTATCTAAAGCAATTCGATTTCGTTCTCGGCGATGAAGCCCATCAACATAAAGCCAAGTCACTCACGACTATTCTCGGCAATCTAACCAATGCGGATGTTCGCGTCGGTACCACAGGCACCCTAGATGGCACTAAAACGAACCAGCTTGTCCTAGAAGGGCACTTCGGACCTGTCTTTGCTCCTGTAACCACCAAACAATTGATGGATACCGGGAAACTCGCGCAATTGAAAATCAAGTGCCTTGTGCTCAAGTATCCTGTAGCGATATGTCAATCTATTCGAAAGTCCACCTATCAGGAAGAATACGAGGCTGTGGTCAGCTATCTCCCACGATCTAGATTTGTTCGCAACCTTGCCTTGTCCCTGGAAGGCAATACCCTGGTGCTCTTTCAATTAGTCAAGAAACATGGGCAACCGATGTTCGAAGGCATTCGGGACGGTGCGATAAAAGGCAGACCGGTACACTTTGTCCACGGCGGCACAGAAACGATGGACCGTGAAGAGATTCGGCGTCTTACTGAATTGAGTAACAATACCATCATTGTCGCGTCATATGGCACGTTCAGCACAGGTATCAATATCAAGAACTTGCATAATGTCATTTTTGCCGCACCATCGAAATCCCGCATTAGAAACCTCCAATCTATCGGCCGAGGACTACGAAAGGCTGAAGGAAAAACCCATGTGACCCTGTTTGATCTCGTGGATGACCTGCGAATCGGCAAACATGAAAATTTTCTCTTGACACACTTCATCCATCGTGCTACAATATACAACGCTGAGAAATTCCCCTTCAAACAATATATGATTGATTTGAAATGATGAATGACTTATTATGAAAGAACCAAGCATGTCTAATGTCACCACACTCATGATGATGATGGAACGCGGGGAAATTATTATCGCCGATGTTGCCTACGAGGGTACCCAGGGGTTGATGACTCTGTATAGCCCCGCAGTTGTGTCGTATGAACGGCCGCACCCAGGTGCCTTGGGCTTCATGTTATCCCCCTGGATTCCTACCGAACTGATAGCCAATTCACGTATCGACATAGCACACACCATGCCCAGGGGCTCCTTGGCCCCCTCACCTGAACTGATTAGCTTCTATAAGGCATGGGTTGCCACTGAGCAGGACCGTTGGAAACACTTTGGGAAAGATTTCAGTCAACAGATCGTTGATATCGAGAAACAACTCACCAGTCAATATAACGAAGCAAAATTCAGACGCGCGGCCGGTAAAATCCACACATCAGACCATGGTCACAACGAATTACTCATTGCACTTTTTGAGGAGGATGCCGCCTGGGGAAATTCCTCTATCACACACTAAGGAGTTTTATGGCTTCATCGCACTATGTCAACAACAAAGACTTACTCGCCGCACTCATTGAACACCGCGCTGCCATAAAAGCGGCGAAGAAGGCGAAGCTGCCAACACCAGAATTGAGTCGATACATCGGTATGTGTTTCCTCGATATTGCCGAGCATTTGTCTCGTAAGCCCAATTTCATGTCGTATACCTTCAGAGAGGACATGATTCAGGATGCCGTGGAGAACAGCATCCAGTACGTCCACAATTTTGACCCCAAGATATCCAAGAATCCCTTTGCCTACTTCACACAAATCACCTATTGGGCATTCCTGCGAAGAATCAGCAAGGAAAAGAAATCGCTGTACGTCAAGTACAAAGCCACCGAACAGTTAGGGTTGCTCCAACAGTCAGCCATGCACGATCTTGAAGGTATTGGACAGGATCGCGGTCGCGCCTTCCAGGTCTACGAGAATATTTCTGATTTCATCCAAAATTTTGAACAAGGGCGTAAAGCTAAACGCCGCAAAAAAACCAAAATTCAAGCTAGTTCAGCCTACGGTACGCTTAGGTTTATGGGAGATTGATATGTCGAATGCGAGCACGGAGGAACGAGTGAGAAAATTGGAAGAGGAAATTCAGAAGCTTCAGAGTAGGGTATTCCAGTTAGAACAAGAAAAATTCAATGAACGGATGGATGCGTTTAAGCGTGGATCGGGGAGATACCTATAATGCGATTGGCTCTTATCAATGATACTCACGCCGGCGCCCGTGGTGACAATGTGCAGGTCAACGACTTCTTCTTTCGGTTTTGGGATAACATCTTTTTCCCTGCCTTAACCAAGCACAAAGTCGACCGAGTTGTGCATCTTGGTGATGTGGTGGATCGCCGCAAGTTCATCAACTTTGCCATTTGGAACAAGTGGCAGACCGGGTTCTTTGATCGGCTCAATGACGAATTTCACATTCCCATTGACCTACTCACAGGCAACCATGACTGCTATTATCGCAATACCAATGATATCAATGCACTTGCTGAATTGATCGGGAAGTACCCCAATGTGCGGATTTTCAGCGAACCCCAAGACATACAATACGGCAGTCTATTGGTCGCCCTAGTGCCGTGGATCAACTCAGGAAACTACGAAACGGCGATGGAATACCTGAGAACGACCAAAGCCCCGGTCATTCTAGGACACCTGGAAATTACAGGCTTTGAAATGGACCAAGGCAACGTCTGCCTCGGTGGGATGAACAAAGCCACATTCGAACGATTCGATATGGTCCTGACAGGGCACTTTCACCATCGCTCAACGGATGGTGTCATTTCCTACCTGGGTAATCAATATGAAATCACCTGGGCGGATTATCAAGACCCTCGTGGGTTCCATATCCTCGACACAGAAACTCGTGAGTTGACCTTTATTCAGAATCCCTATCGTTTGTTCCATAAGATTCTCTATGACGATTCGATCCAGAACTTTGAATTCTGGAAACGCCACGACTTTCAAGCGTACACCAACACCTTCGTCAAGGTCGTGGTCACGCGCAAACAAAATCCTTACCTATTCGACACCGTGATGGACTCTCTGTATAAGTCAATACCTTTAGATGTCACGGTGGTAGAAGATTACACCGAGTCTGCCTTGGATGCGACTGTGGGGGTCGACCAAGCCGAGGATACCGTGACGATCATTCGTAAGTGTGTGGACGGCATGACCATGCCGGGCGGTGTGGACCCCGAAATTCTCAAAGGACGGTTACAAGAGTTGTACATAGAAGCAGTCAATTCAGAAACGGCGATGCAATAATGTTGAAATTCAAAACACTTCGATGGAAAAACCTACTCAGCACCGGGAACTATTGGACCGAAATTCAACTCGACCAATTCCAGAATAACCTGGTGGTTGGGGAAAATGGTTCAGGTAAATCGACGATGCTAGATGCCCTCTGTTTTTGTCTGTATGGAAAGCCTTTCAGGGATATCAACAAAGGGGCGTTGATGAACTCCATCAACACGAAGGACACGTCGGTTGAGGTTGAATTTGTCGCCGATCATCATGAATACAAGATTGTGCGCGGGATTAAGCCTGATGTGTTTGAAATCTACCGAGAAGGGTCTCTCTTAGATCAAATGGCTTCAGGAGACTATCAAGACCACCTGGAGAAGTTTATTCTCAAATTGAATTACAAGTCATTCACCCAAATTGTGATTCTGGGTTCTGCAAGTTTCACCCCCTTCATGCAACTCAAGGCGAGCGACCGTCGGGAAGTGATCGAAGACTTGTTGGATATCCAGATTTTCTCCCGTATGAACAAGTTAGTCAAAGCCAAGCAATCCACCTTGGTGCTTGAACGCAATGCCAACAAGCTACTAATTGATAGTGCCGCCGAGAAAATCACGATGCAGGAACGGTATATCACTGAAGCGATGCAGGATGCCGATGTTCGAATCAAGGACCATGAACATGAGGTTGCACAGAACCAAACAGAAATCAATCGTCTTCTCAGAGAAATCGACAGTCATACGGACTCAGGCACGGCAATCCACGAAAAGATTCTCGACAAAGCGAAAACTACAGTGGCACTCAAGAAAATCACACAACTGGAAGCCCAGATTGAAAACGTCCTCAGTAAGCACAAGAAGACCTCAAAATTCTACGAAACAGAGGAGAAATGCCCAACTTGCGCTCAGGTGATCGACGCCCTCTTTAAGACTGAACAATTTGCGGTCTTGGGCGGGAAGATCGGGGAGTGTGAAACGGGGTTGGTGCAACTGGAACAGAAGTTTCTGGTTGCTCAGAAGCGCATGGCAGAAATCTCTGTGATTGAGCAGGAGATTGCAGATCATGAATTGACCATTGCGAATCACCGCACGTCTGTCCGTCAATTGGAGAAATTCAACACCAAGCTAAAAGCAAAGATCGAGGACTTTCGAACGCAGCATCATTCGACAGGGCGCGAGCAAGACCGCTTGGTAGAACTGGTGACTCTTCAGGCAAAACTCGAAGAAGACAAAAAAGTATTGATTAGCGAATCGGCGTACCTCGATGCCGCAGGAATGTTGCTCAAGGACACGGGTATCAAGACGAAAATTATTCGGCAATATCTTCCGATCATCAATACACTCGTGAATAAATACCTTGCGAGCATGGATTTCTTTGTCAACTTCAATCTAGACGAAACCTTCAAAGAAACAATCAAGTCACGACATCGGGATGATTTTACCTATCATTCCTTCTCGGAAGGTGAGAAGCAGCGTATTGATATGGCATTAGTCCTTACATGGAGAGCGGTTGCCAAGCTAAAAAATTCTGCCGACACCAATTTGTTGATCTTGGACGAAATCTTCGATTCCAGCTTGGACAACACCGGGGCAGAAGAATTGATGAAGATACTACATAACTTAGAAGCGACCAACGTATTTGTGATTAGCCACCGAGGAGACATTTTACAGGACAAGTTTCAGAACGTCATCAAGTTTGCCAAGCAACAGAATTTTTCACGCATTGTCACATAAGAGGTATACTATGAATGTCACCGACCAGATTGCCACTCCGCTCTCTCTAACTCCTGCGGCACCCAAAGAATTTGTGTATAGCACCACGGCGCCGACCCCTATTGTCAAGACACCAATGGAATTGTTTCCATTGTATAATGACAAAAACCCCATGCTCACGATCAAACACCCTGAGTTTGATCTGTCAGATTCCCCCGTCAACATCATCGACTTTGCCAATCAACTCCTGCATACCATGAATCATTATGGGGGAGCGGGATTGGCTGCACCGCAATGCGGATTCCCTTATCGTATATTCGTGATGGTAGGCGGGATTGTCTGTATCAATCCTGTGATTATTGAATCCTCAAAGGAAACCTCATTCGGAAAGGAAGGATGCTTAAGTTTCCCAGGACTCTATCTGTCCACGACTCGTCCCGCCACCGTGCGAATGAGGTACACCGACGAATTCGGCAAACAAATCGAAGCCACCTGGACTGGGGCCACCGCACGAGTCGCACAGCACGAACTCAATCATCTGGATGGGATTGTCTTTACCAGTTTGGTTGGCAACCTTACCCTTCAGATGGCAAAGAAGAAGCGGGATAAGATGTTCACGAAGATCAAGCGATTTGTCGCCGCGAAGGAACAACACTTGCGAATCACCGGCAAGGATAAGACTTACGGTAAGACGCAATCCCCAACCAATCTCACCTATCAAAATGGTCCATCCACGACCACAGCCGTACAATCACACCGGGAGAACTAATGGATACCCCTATTATGAAGCCGTGGCAACATGGGTTTACGATTGATTACCTCAAAGGTCTTGAGGCGTTCTATGAACCACATAATAAATTTGCGCTGTCCACCTTTGGGAAGATGAAGAAGAATGATGTTGCTGCCAAGCTTTATGATACGTCACTAAGGCTAGTATATAACGACCGAGGAAAACTAGATGCTGCCTTTGTGGTAGAGCAATCCAAAATGCCTTCAAAGATCACGATGCACAGCAAAACGCTCATCGGAGAAAAACAACGGGGTGATATCACCTTTTCGCGTCTAGTGGGCGATCCGTTGGCACTGCTTGATGTGCTCGATCCCGATGGAGAATATGGGGGTAAGAATTGTTGGCTGATAACTTATGCCGGCAACAAAGAGATTCGCCGTATTGCTGAACGCTCAAGATTTGAGTATGTGGGGCAAAAAGTCACCAGTTACGCAGAAGTGCTGGCCGTCTATTTTCGCAATGACCCCATGAACTTCGGGCCTCGCGCTCATCCCATTATAGCTCCTGCTGATCTAGTTAGTATGGCAAAGATTGGTGAATGGAATACTTCGAAAGTCCAACACATTCTCGATACCATAAAAGCCATGTGCCCAGTGTTTACCAATCACTACAGCAATTACAATCAAAAGGATGCCTGGTCTGCACTTGCGCTCCGTGGATACCTAAGCAATCCCAGTTTTATCACCAAGCCTGCCGAGATGAACGACAAATGGCTTGAGGCACACAAACATGAGAAATTTGAACTCCAAGATACCAAAGTCTACAAATACTTCGATGAAGTGCGCGAACTCTTGTCCTTTTTGGACGGGGACGTGCACCGAGTCAGGTTCATGCGATTAGCTCCCGGTGGGGGAGAACTGCTACGACATACCGATCAGGTTGATCCTGACGCCGGAAACTCACTGGGCGCCCTGGCTCGCTTGCACTTCCCTCTCAAAACAAACAAGAACGTCATCTTCAGCACATGGAATGGAGATGATGAGAGAGAAAACTATCATTATGGATTCGGAGAGTGTTGGTTGATCGACACCAAGAAACCTCATATGGCCGTCAATGGAGGCGACAGTGAGCGCATTCATTTGGTGGTCGATACCATCGTTACCCCCAAACTCGAACGCATGATCGTTGAAGGGAAGTCCATTCAGTCAACAGGAGGATTGTTATGAAGAAGAGTTACACACACCTTATTTTGGTCATTGATGCGTCAGGGTCAATGGCACACCTACAGGATGCAACTATCGAAGGTATCAATGCGCTGGTTGAAAAGCAAAAGGCAGAACCGGGAACCTTGACTACTTCCCTGTACACGTTCAATCACACCGTCAAAGAAGTGATGGCATTCGAAACGCTCAACAGATCAAACTATTGCCCTAGCGGATCAACAGCCTTGCTGGATGCTGTATGTATGGCCATCAAGGGCGAGGGAAAGGTACTCGCTGCCAGGCGCGAAGCCGACCGACCTGATAAAGTGATTGTGGTGATTGATACAGACGGAGAGGAAAACGCTTCCGCACAATATAAACTCGAAGACCTTCAGGCAATGGTGGAATTGCAGAAAACGCAATTTAATTGGCAGTTCGTCTTCCTGGGTGCCAACATCGATGCGTTTGCAGTTGGATCGAATTATGGATTTGTTGCATATTCAACCATGCAATACGATCCCACGGCTAACGGGGTCTTCGAGAAGTATGCCACCGTGGACAGGTCTTTGGCAAGTTACCGATCAGGGGTCACCTCCGCGGTGGATTTGACGAACAAAATCCCATAAAAAGGAAACATAAAATAATATGACCACTGAAGCTGATATCGACAACGCACTCGATGCCGTAACTCCTGTGCAGGAATTCGGCGGACTCTTCTGGAAACGGGACGATCTTTTCAAACCATATGGCGATCATCACGTCAACGGCGGAAAAGTGCGCCAAGCGATCATGGTCTTCAGGGCTATGATGGGCGACCTCAAAGGCACAAAATATGCCAATGGGGTCGTCACGGCGGCATCTGTCTATTCACCCCAATCTGCCAACATCGCCAAGGTCGCCGCACACTACGGGGTCAAGTGTATCTCCTGTGTCGGCGGCACAACACCTGAAAAGTTACTGACACACCACATGATGCGTTTGACCACGTACTATGGCAGTGACATCCGTATCGTCGCAGGGCACGGCATGACCGCGGTGATTCATGCTCGAATGCACAAGATAGCAGCAGACCTCAATTATCTGCCTATCGAAATGGGTGAATTGATGGACGAAAACCCGCGCGCCATTTTCGAAACGACCGCGGAACAAGTTATCAATATACCCGATGAACTCGACACGCTGATCATTCCTTCTGGTGTGGCGATCCAGACCACAGGCATCCTGCTAGGACTCAAACGATACCACAAGAAGGTCAAGCGTATTGTCTGTGTTTGTGTCGGACCCACCCGTGAAAAACAACTCAAGCGATACTTCCAAGACATCTACCATACCAATCCGTCTGAGTATCATCCTGTGGAAATGGTGGCGCACAAAGCCCCCTATGGCAAGTCGTATGAGTATCAGGTGAACGGCGACTATTTGGACGATCTCTATGAAGGCAAGGCGGTAGACTGGATGCACAAAAATATTGACGTAGCAAAAGAGAAGACCCTCTTCTGGTGTGTAGGGAAGCGTCCTCGTGTTTCCGATGTTGATACGATCATCGGTGAGAACTTATGATTCAACACGCTAACATTGAGAATCAACCAGAACTTCTTGCTCTCTTCAAACAACATAAAGTCATCTTCCCCTATCTTCGCGCCGACTACCTCACTCGAAAGATTGCGGCTGGCCATGTGATTTGGGATAGCGGTGTGGTGATGATCTACAATCATTGCAAAGTCAATCGTACCCTCAGTGGTGTCAAAATTCATCGCGGTGATATCATGCTCTCAGAGATGGCTACCAAGACCCCAGGGTCCGGTAGAGCAGGAGTGGTGTTACAACAATTCTTCGAGGAACATCAAACCCCCATCTGGCTCACCGTGCGAGCCGACAACGGCCGGGCTTGTGCATTCTACGAGAATCACAACATGCACCGTGTGGGGGCAATCTCCTGGGTGGACGGTACTATACCGGGATACATTTATTGCCGCCCTACCCCTCTTGACAATCCTCTCGGTTTGTGAGATAATAGACACATGAGAATTCTATTCTGCGGTGACCGAAACTGGTCAAACTATAAAGGTGAACTATATTATGAAACAGTGGTTTTATGAACGCAATCGTGAGTTGATGGAATCCTCTGTCAACAAAACCTTCGAAGAAATCCTCTGGATGTCCAAGGACGAGTTTCGTCAGTGGGTCATTGATCTGCGTACAACAGTCGTGCAACTGTGGGACGAAAAGAATCAACCACCCCGAATGGGCTTTGATAAGGCAGAAATCATCGAACAGTTCCAGAAGCTTGAAAGCCTGTGTGTCAACACGTTTGAAAAGGTGGATGAGCACACCGGGGAAAAGAATGTCTTCCGAAGCACCACCAACCTAGGCAACGCCGTCAATCAATTTTTCCCCACGATGATGAAAACGAAGATCAACTATTCCAAAGACCCTGCCTTGGGGAAGTCGATCTATGATTACTTCGCACGTCCTGAACTCCTCGATACCTTTGTCC